AAGAGCAGACTTTAATTCTGCGATAAGTTTTTCTAAGTCCATATGGTTTATAGTTTTTACATTTTTTATATCTAAAATGGAATTTGATTTTTTATTCGATATAAAAGCTTGAACTTCCTCAAAGCATTTTGCATTAAGGGTTTCTTCGTTTTCTTCATCATCCTTCTCCTCTTTTTCGTCTTCAATTGAGATCATAGGAGTTTGGTCAAATGCAACAACGCCATTGACTTGCGCTGCTGGATTTGTTGTGAATCCGCCACCGAGCGGATAAATATCGCCAACGATTAATCTGTGGATAGGAGTTCCATCTTTCATTTTACCGGAGCCTCCTTTTGATTTTAAATAAGGCATATATTCATTGATCTTTTCTGGATCAGTGATGATATCAGCCTCTTTTAAATACGAACTTCCAAGAGCTAAAAAGTATTTGCTAAACCCAATTTCCCAGCTTGCTGAAATAGAATTGTGGAAAGTATCTTTGGGGTCAGAGTTTCTAAGCATCAGTTCTGCAAATTTTTTATCAACAGTCTTGTAAACAACACCAGCAACAGAAAGATAAAATGGGTCGAGTGTTTGGCCCGCTTCTGTTTCTGTCATAAATTCATTAGTCCCCATTTTATTAAATGAGACATTAGTGATATGACCAACAACTCGCTCTTTGTTATGTTCTATATTAAGATATTTATTAAGGAAGCGCTTCGCAATCTTTGAAGCTGTAGCTCCAGAAATTCCATCCCCATTTGAATTAATCATATTGGGAACAGCCAAATTGAATGAAACGCCAAGCAAGTCAGGATTTTCCTCAAAATCGATTTTGGGAGAAAGCTTCTTAAGCTCGTCCAGAGACGCTTTGGAAACTTGAAATTTTTCGTGCCCAAATGGGTAACAAGCAAAAGATGTCAAGTCTAAAGTCGTTTTATGCTTATAGGCCATAGGTTACTTTACAGCAGAATGGTAGAAAATAGCCGCAGAATATTCCTCTAGCGCATATTCTTCCGCAGTGTCCAAGATTTCTTGCATAGGCGAAAGCGTTTCAATATGGTCCATATCATTAAAACATTTCTGCAAATTAAAAACCCAATCTTCTCTGTTGCTAGACGCGACAATCTTCTTGCATAGCTGAGTTACGCTTTCATTCTGCTGCTCGTTTAATTTTTCTACTTTGAATCTTTCCGCCGCAAAAGATACTGCGGATTTCATGAATGTATCAATCTCATATACTGTAGACTGAATATCTTTTCTTGAAGCTTGGGCGACCGCTGGTCTCCCAGCAGTGGAATTTGTAGGAGCGCCTGTTGGAGCGCCGACAAACTCCTCGATAACTGGAATGCCGCCAACGATTGGATTGTAATGGCCCTTTTTGCGCTGCTCGAAAAGAGCATCCTGCGCGGGCGCGAGTTCGTCCGCGCTTGGCAACTTGCCAGTTCTAATAGATTCGATGCCTTGCTCTGGAGACAGAACTCCGATTTCGATCATTCTGCTGATCGTTCTCATATATTCTGTTTCATTCTTCAGGTCAATCTCAGTAAACTTTGCTGTTGGATATGCGCGAAAGCCAAGATCTTTAGAGATCCTTACTATCTCTGGTTGAAGAATATCATTTAAGAATGCATTGCGAGATTCTTTGAGCCTCTCCATGAAGAAGCTGATTTTCGCATTTGCTCCGTTGTACTTTTCCTCTCCAAGCATAACATTCATCAATCCTTCTTTAATATCTCGATCTAATACTTTATATTTTTCCTCTCCGACAACTTTCTTAAGATCAGGAATAACAAATTCTGCTCTTGTAGTATAGTCAGAAACAAGAACGCGCCCAACACTCTCATTCATGAAAAGGTTTTGCATGGCGGTCATGTTGGCGGGATTGATTCCGCCCTTGTCTGGGTCCGAGCCCATTGTGATAAGCAAAATAACATTCTCAACAGTGCGTGCGATAGCCTGATCAATTCTTTTTAATTCAATTTTAGCGTTTACATCTTCCAAAACTGGATAACAAAACGGAATAGCAAAAGGCTCATAATCCTGCTTCTTGTAAAAAGAATAAGTTAAAAACTTTGGATCTAATTTAATCTTTAAGCCGTCTCTAAAGTATTGTTTGTTCTTAATTTTCTCTCTCGTATCTGGATCAAGACCGTTAAGAAGCTCAACGTCTGCATCGTCTTTTGGATTTTTTAGTCTTTCCAACTCGTACTCAGAAAGAATTTTTTCGTACACAGCATCTGCGAAAGAGCTAGAGATGGTAGTTACGATCTCATAAGGATTGAGCAGAATATAGCGGAGAGGAACCTTGTTATTCTTGATTCCATTTTCGCTGAAACCAGAAAGAAGCTTGAAATCTTCCGCATTAAACTTACCGTCGATTCTGTAATAAAAAATATTACCGCTTCTGTAATACTCGCGGAAGTACTGGTCTTTCAGTTTCCAAAGCTTGATCTTTTCAAACCATTTGTAGAAAAACTCTCTGCTTCTTTCAGTGCCGCCTTCTAAATAAATATCAGTATTGGCAAACTCTGTTTGGATATCGATTGTGTTTCTGACAATAGCGACATTAGCGTATGCCTTCTGGCACAGCATAATTGCATCTCTTACGTCAATGCCATCTTTTGAATAATCGAAAGGTAAGAGCCCTTGGCTAAGAACAGTATATCTGCCAGCCAAAACATCAGTGCCGTTTCTTGGAACTCTTGTATTGGTGCCCCCGCCAGAACTAGCTCTTGAGGCTTGAGAAATCTCTTTGTAAAACGGCTCGCCAATAAGTTTTGGCTCTGCGGTGGCATTGGAAAACTGAATTGGGGCTGAATCCTTCTTTCTGTTCCAATAATCAGATTTTTTATTGTATTGGCGCGGCATCTTTTATATTAAAGATTACACCAAAAGTATCAAAAGTAACTTAAAAGTACTTTTTTACCGAGCGAAAAATGGGGTGAAAGTACTTTGAACAGATTCAACCTTGGCTTCCATCATATCAAGATATATTTTAGTCATCCAATTGCCTAAAACTAGGCAAGAGTAAGAGTCTTTTCTTGTTTTTTCTGCGCCATTTTGTTTTTTAAGCTCTACTGGCAAATCAAAGCTTTGGTGCCCATTAGCAGTCGTTGTTGGCATAATCAAAGAGCATTGCGCCTTCACAAGTTCAATAAGATCAGCTTGATGATCTACAAAATCTACCATTTTAGCTTCCACTCCTTGCCCTTCCTCCTGATCTCTGAAAAATTTTAAATTTTTAATTGGTATAGATTTAGATTTCTGAGCGGTAAAGTCATTATCGATAGCCTCTGCGGCAAAGAGAATCTTTCTATGGTCAAAATTAGACTGGAGCAATTCGTTAGCGTATCTTATCCAGCCGCTTGTAGGAACTCGCAAATAACAGATTTTATTTGTACTCCTGTTGTAAGAGTTTCTAGCTTTCCGCATCTCGTCTTGATAAGTTTCCGGTGAATCAAAATCGCCTTCAAAGATTTTTACGTTAAGTTTTGCTTCTTTGAATAAATCACTCTCATTAGCAGCGTTTATAAATTGTAATCCACCGTTGTAGTCGCCGCACATCGCAACAACATTGAAGTTAGTCAAAAGATAATGCAGATATTCTATGTGCTTTCTTAAGTTAGCGCCTGAAACTGCATAGTTATGAACAAGAATTCCTTTTCTGCTGCCCTTATCTAGCTTAATAAGATTCATTGCGAAGTCGTCAGAAGAATCTGTCTCTGCCCAAGATGGGTCGAAGCTTAAAATGTACTCAGCGTTCTTTTCCCCTGCCAGTTCAATGCATTGCCCTTCGCCAGCTTTGATTGTGCATTCGTGCATCTTGCTAAGTTTGAAGTAACCAGAAGAATCATCTACGAATTGAGAGCCGAACTCGCGCTTAAATTGCGACTCCGACATTGTTGACTTTGCTTGCGTCAACAAACTTTCGTCGTATAAGCCGTGAGGCGCGATATCATACGAAAAGTGCAGGATCGCTCTTGTCGCGCCACCCTTACCATCTTTTTCTGGAGTCTCTATCAAATTTTCGTACTGCTTGTAAAGCTTGTACATATATTCAAACTGATAAGATGCGGATGATAGAACAATAATTTTATTGTTGGGCCATTTGAACCTATCTTCCTCCGTCATCTCACCTCTTTTGATTAGCTCAGTCTCCAAATCGTAAACTTGTTTTCTTTCTGTTGGGTTCTGCACAACAGACAAGAAGGGAATAATAACTTCATTAAAGATTCTTTCTGGCATTAGCAAGAATTCGTCGATCATCATTCTGTGGAAGCGAAAGCCACGAAGCTTTTCGCCATCGCCAAGAGGCAGGCATGTAATTTTGCTTCTGCCTATTTCCATCGTCCATTCGTCTGAGCTTTTTGTGACTTTGGTAATGCACTGCTTCAAAAATACCGCCTGCGGCTTTTCCGCAATTTCTTCGATTTTTTTGAAAATCATTTTTGCCTGACGGAACGTTTTACTTACAATGCCAACGTGAACACCTTGGTTTAGTATTGCGTCAAGCGATGCAAAGACGGCGCAAGTAAAGCTCTTGGATAGTCCACGACTCCAGACCATCATAGAATAGTCTGTTTCAAACATCGTCTTAATAGCCAAATGCTGAAATGGGAAAAGCTTAACCCCACAAATCATTTCCGAAGAAAACGAAATGTTGGCGCGAAGAAACTTATAGAGAAGAATTTTAGCTTCTCTTTCTTCCAAGAATCCTTTTTTTGACAGGATTTCTTCGTTTACGTTGCGAAACTGTGCTTTTCTTTTTTGGTTTCCTTCTGTCCAAGCCATGATGAATCCTTGTCTAAAAAATATTGAATGTCCACATCCCAAAGAACGCTGCCCATTGCAACTAATTTAGGAATTAAAATTTCGCTATTTACCCTGTTGCCAGAAAATATAAATTGGCAATAACCCGCAAACTCATGTTGCAGCAATCTCATATTATGATAAATAAATTTAAGATTTGCCTTATGAGGAGTAAAGTCGTTGTTGTTTTTTATCCGCTCAAGGGAAGACTCGACAACGACATACAAGTAAGACTCCATTTGTTTGCACCTTTGTATTTCGCGCCTAAATCTTTCTAAGTTTTCTCCAACAAGAGTTCCTTTAAAATCAGACTCGGACTTTCGGTCTACGAAAGTTTTTGTGTAATGCGCTCCACTTGCTGTATAATCTCCAAAATCTAACTTAACATTTCTTTGATTTTTAAATGTTAGAGGCTGCTGCTCTCTTGTATCTACAAAAATGTTAACCTCAGAAAAATCTTCATAAAATTTTTTGGGCAAACTTCTTCTGAACATTGGATTTACTCCAATCTCATCGCAGACCTTTGAATATGAGCCGAAATGCTTCTTGTATATGTCAATCGAAGGCATGTCGCTAGTCTCAAGCTCCAAATGAAACGGAGCGTAATTTAATTCTTTATTCTTAACTCTATTCGCAAGCATTTTTTTGACATATTCCTTAACGATCTCTGGCGATTCTATTTCGCACCATCTTAAAAGCTGCTCTCTATTATCAAAGTCTTTATCAAAATAAGACTCTTTATCTTTAAAAGCTAACAGAGTCCCAGTTAAAAGATTTTTCTTAGGGTGGTGCTTTCTGTAATAGTCTCCAAGCGAGAACTTGTGCTTCTTGATATGGGTGTGCAAAGCCCTTTCGCTTTTGAAGATGTTGTTACATTCTAGGCACTTAGACTGCATCATTTAATGATATTCCCATGATGCGAGCTTTCCATTCCACCATAGATTCCATCTTTTGCGCCTCGTCCATTACTAGCGACTTTTGCATTTCGGCAATTTTAATCATATTAGCACGCTCTTCTTCGTCTTGAAACAATTGGACAATAGAAAGAATCGACGCATTTTCTCTTTGCCTTGAGGAGATTCTTTCGCGTCTATCGCCCTGTAACTTTTTGATCAAGCTTTCTACGCGACCTTCGCACTGGTGATACTCGCTGCTCTTGGCCTTGATAATTTCAGCCAAACGAATGCTCATCTCATTCTGCTCTTGAGTCTCCTCAAACATCTTGTTCAGCTTGTCCAAGTGTCTGGACGTAGTTTCAAGATTAATGATTTCTTTGCAAACATTCATGTACAAGTTGACCTCATCAGCGGTCAAGTCTGGCTTATCCCAAGTCATTCTAATAAACTCTTGCTCAAAAATATTGCGATCTTCGTGAGAAGTGTAGCAGTTTATAATTTTCTGAAATCTAGAGTTCGCCAAATTGATGGATAGTTTATCCATGCATACTTTGTGATGTCTTGTTAGCCGTTCCTTATCCAGCTTCTCACCAGTTGCATCATTAATCTTATTAATAATACGCTCTGCTGAACGAGGGACTTGATATCTTACAAAAGCCGCATTATCTGATTCAGAGTTGTTTTCACAGCCAGAGATTTTAATGTAGTTACTTACCGTTCTATGTTCAGACCCCATTGCCGCAATTGACTTTCCGGGGTAAAGAAGTTCTGCGATTTTTAACGAAGACACGCCGTCCCTAGCTTGGCCCTCTATAAACTCCTGTTGCTGTTTGGTAAGGGGCAAGTCTCCAACTTTTTCGTACTTTGATGTCTTATATTCAATTTTATTTGACCCCAAGAAAGATCTAATGGCAACGCCTTGTTTAGTTCTGCCATCCAACGTTTCATCATTGAAGAATTTGCGAGTGATGGTGTTTAAGTCAGGGAACTGCTGGGCAAGCTCTCTGATTTTCTTGCCCTCCTCTTCAGTAAATGTTATTTGATTTTTATTGGTAGCCACCTAAAATATCCTCACTTTGTAATATCTTAATTGCCACTGAGCGAAATAGCTTTTTAAGATTTTTAATTTGTTTATACCCTGCCTTTTTGCCCTTTTCGTTTGTTTTGTAGCCCATCTCTGCCGCAACCTTCTCTTCGTCAGCGCCATCGATATATAATCTAGAATATACTTTGTATTGCTTAGGCGCTAAACGATGCTTCATTTCTTCGTGAAGCTTCTGTGCGCTACCTAAAACATCAAAGTTCAAATCACGCATTCCCTGAACCGTCTCAGAGTGATTTTCTGTGGAGACGGCGAGCTTCACATCATAAGCGCTCTTCTTTGTCTTTTCCCACTTTGAATACATTGGGCACTCAGAGCACTGGAGGCCACTAGGAGTTATTGAGCAAGCTGGCGGCTCATTGCCTTGGTTGTATTTGCACGCCAAACAAGGGCGCACATAATTGGAATAATTGTTCCGCAATAAATTTTTGATTTGATTAACCGTTATTCTTGAGATCCAAGGCTCAAGCGGGCGGTCTTGCTTCCACATCTTCCATTTCTTGGAAATATGAAAACGGATAATCTGAGCAACATCATCGTAGTCCATCCAAGCAATCGCTTTTAATTGCCAGATGTACCTGTGCTTTTCGATGATTCTATCTATTACGTCCTGCTTGTCCTCGTATCTAATCTTGCGCCTCAGCTTTGGTTTTTCCATATTTAGTGGGTGACAAGCCTTCTATCCCACTTACTCTTTTGGACGCAAATTTCTTAACCGAGGCATTTTGAGGGTTACGAGTTAAATCATCTAGATTGAAAGTTCTAAAACTTCCTTCAATTTCTACTTCCAAATCAAGCTTGTCCAATTGTGGCACTTCCTGAACGTTGGAATGTTCGTCATCCTCTTCTTCTTCCAGTTCTACTGCTCTCGCTTGAGGTTGCTTTTTAGCAACGCTTTGCGCGATTTTACCATTCATAGAACTTCCACATTTGGAACAAAAATTTGGAGCAAACCCAGCGTACTCATGCTTGCTCCCACAATTACTACAGAACATTAAGGCCATTTTATTTCTTTTTATCCAGATCGTTGACTTTGTCGTTGAGATTCTCCAGCTTTGTTAATATTTTAGTTATATCTCTTTGTATTTCAACCATCTTATCAGTATTAACTGGGGCTCCGTCATCATCAACGATCTTGGATAAACGCCTTGAGATGCTTTTTACCTCATTATTTACATAGGCCATTTGCTCGGCCTGAACCTTAATTTCCCTAGCAACTGGTAAAAAGTCTTCCTTTTTTACGTAAGTAGCGTTCAGATAAAACAAAACAGAAGCGATCAAAATCCCACCAAAAATCTTTATTGCATTGGCCCAGATATTGACGCGCTCCATTTTCATTTTATCTACTACTCTTTACACTTTTTGAGTTAATTTTCTTGATAA